GACGCCGTAGATCGGACCCATCAGCCCGGTCTGCACCAGCGAGGTAAGCCGGTGCGTATCGCCGGTCACGACGTGCGCGCCGCCCGACTTCATGGCGTTGTTGTGGGCCGCGTGAACCCCGCCGTGGCGCTTGTGCGTGGCCACGATGTCGCCGTTGATGCGCACCGACCACGCCATGCGCCAGCGCTGGAAATGATCCTGGAACCGCATTCCGGTGACGGCGCGGAATTCCTTGGCCTGCTGCGCCAGTGTCCGGTCAAAGCGCTCGTCGTGGTTGCCCACCACGAACAGGCGCTCGGCGTGCGGCGCGAGGGCCGCAATCCGGTCGAGATCATGCACCCCTGCCCCGATCTCGTCGGCAATGCTTGGCTGGTCCTTCCACCCGAGAGGCGGATGGCGCCCAATCGAAGCGCCGTCCAACACGTCGCCCATGCACAGCAATAGCCGGACGTTCGCGCCATGGTCGGCCAGCCAGGCCAGCATCATGCGCATGGCAGGCGTCTCGGCTTCGCGGCGGTCCAGCGGGACCGAATGCAGATCCCCGAACGCAAGGATCAGCCCGTCGCCAACTGTCGTCTCGATCTGGCGCGGGTATGCCCACGGGGTGATGCCCCCGCCCGGACTGGCGCAATCCTCATTGCCGGGCAGCGAGAAACCCTCGCTCTCCATGCGGCGGCGGCGCTTGTAGATCACGGCTTCCGCCATGTTCAGGCGCTGCGCGATTTTGACGACGCTGCCGCCCTCCTCGCGCCAGATCGCGGCAAACTCGTCTCGACTGTGCGCCGAGGCCGTCACGGGGCGGGCTTCTTCGGCGGCATCACGGCGCTGGCCACGCCGAGCGCGACCATGGCCACGCCGGTGATGTAGGTCAGGGCGGTCTCGCCCCCGTCGATGCCGAGGACGCCCACCATTGCCCAGCACAGGCTGCGCATGGTGCCAGGGTCAATCGTGCAGACGTAGGCCCACACCGCGTCAAGCTTCGCGCGCATCATCGCGTCCCTCCCTGTTGCTGTGCCCGGTCAAGGATGCCCTCGATGCGCGTAAGCGCCCGCAACATCGAAGCTTGGTCCGCTTGCAGGCGCGAGAGCGTGTCCCGCATTCCTGCAATCTGCGCGGTGCCGGTATCGGCAAGGCGCTCCGAGCGCCCGGCGCGCTCCTCGATCATGTCAACCCGGCTTTCGAGGCGCAGGCCCCAGACCATCAGCAGCACGATCATGCTTGCCGCGGTCAGCAGGTTCCCCGCCGTGACTGTGCCATCCCAATGGAGGCGCTTTTTGTCTGGGGGCTGGGCTGGTGCCATCAGATGAACTCCATCGCGAGGGCGACGGCGAGCACCGGGAGAACAGCCGTAAGCACATCCCACGGCGTGCGGTTCTGCCACCACACGGGCGGGGCTTCGCGACGCATCTGCCAGAACTCGCGCGCGGTGAAGAACCCGCCGCCGAGCGCCGCACCCGCCCACCAGAAGCCAGGCACGGATGCCGCAGACAGCAGCCACGCCGCGGTGCATTGGATGGCCAGCGCGCCCGCAGCGTGCTGCGCGCCGGGGATGCCGTAGGACCGCTGCCAGAAGGTCATGGCGTGCCCCTCACGGGCGGCACGTAGTCCGCGACCAGATCCGGGTTCACCAGCGGCAGCAGGTCGGACAGCGCCAGGTCGCCGCCTGCCGCGATCAGCCCGCCCGTGGTCGCCACGCCCTCGGCAAAGTCGGTCAGCAGCGGGCCAAGCAGCGCGGCAACGGCAGCCTGCGAACCGTGCGTGTCTTCGGGGTCCAGGATCTGCGCGACCACATCGGGGTGGATTGGGAGGGTCCACGCCGGGTCGAGGATCAGCAGCGCGGTGCCGTCCTCCTGCGCCTCCCACGACGCGAGGTATTGCGTGGTTTCGGTGGCGCCCACGCTTTCGGGGCGAGACAGCAGCCATAGCCCGCGCGACACGGCTTGCGCCGCCGCCTCGGAGGAGAGACGAAGCGCGATCATGGCAGCGTCACCCCATAGAATGCGGCTTGGTTCGCAGTGATGGCTGCGCGCTGGGCGATGGCTGCGGCAGAGTTGAACACCAGCATCTCGTGGACGTAATCGATGCCCTGGAAATATGCCCGGAACCGCGTGGTAGCGATGTTGTGGCCGGTCGCGTCAGACGCCACCAGCACGCCGTTGCGCCATATTTCTTGCCGGTTGAGCGACACGCTGTTGATGAAGGTCAAAATGTCGGTCGTGCCATTGACCGCGATGGCGCCAGACTGCACCCGGTTCGGCGCGGTGTTCGCACCCACGTCCCAATAATAGGTGCTGTCGGAAAATGGAGCGAACGCGCCAACGCTAGCCGCGAAGCTGTATTGATACTGCGTGCTGCCGCCGCTCGGCACCTGCACCACCTGCAGCATAAGCTCGGAGCTATTGCCGCCTAGAACGTCCGCAGCCTCAAGGCCTGCGCCCGAGCCACCCGCGCTGCGGGCGGCGGGGCTACCATTTTGCGTGGTCAGCACCCCAGTAAGCACCAAGACAGGCTGATCGGCTGCCACGGCGGTTGTTATGTTCGCCGCCGCGCCGCTTTTTTGGTCGTATTGGGTGGCGAGGTTCCCGCTACCGGCGCCCGTGTGCGCGAGCAGCGCCGCGCTATCCAGCAGGTTCCCATTGAACCCGATATCCAACTCGGCATTGTCGCTTGACCGACGGGCGCGGTAGATACTGCCCGCATAGGCGGCGCGCAGTTTCCGCGCTGCGGAGTAGGCCGCGACAGGCTGCACGGCGAGGGTGTCGAGGAGGAGGCCGCCGCTGTTCTGCCCCCCGGCGATCATGAGCAGCCTGCGAAGGTTCCTCACAGCCGCGCGTCCGCGGTGTTGCCTGCGTCGTAGGTGTAGGCGGTCGTGCCCGAGGCGACTGAAACGGCGTAGGGCTGCGCCATGTCCGCGTTCGTGTTCGCCACACCCACCGAGGTGACGTTTACCCCGCCCGAGAATGCCGCGCTCACGGTGGGCGTCGCCCGCATCGTCGCGGGATACTTCAGCACGATGAGTTGGTTCTGCGTGGAGGCCGCCGCGTTGCCGACGTAATCGACCTGCGCGAGCGTCTTCCAAAAGAAGCGATTGCACCGCGCCGCCGTCTGCTGCGGAGGCTCATACGGGAATGCCGTCGCGGTGGCGCCGAAGTCCAGCCACACGTCCTGCAACTCGAACAGATCAGCAGCGCCAGCCGTGCCCACAGGCGTCCACTCGAACACCAGCGCCGCCTGCGTCGCGGATGCCGAAACCGCAGTGCCCGTGCCGCTGAACGTCGCGTCGCTGGTGGTGATCGCCATGGCCGTATCGAGCGGCGTCGCCTCGCTGGTGTAGCTGGCCGCGTTCGTCCGCCGCCCTTCCGTGCCGGTGCCAGTGAGCAGCTTCATCCGCAGCGCGCCGGCGAAGTTCGCCCCGGCCTTCGCGGTGCATGACACCGTGACCACCCGCCCGCGCAGCCGGATCACGTCCCAGATTTCCAAAGGCTGCTGGAACCGCAGCACTGAGGTTCCGGTCTGGCCGCTGTTCCGCTGCACCCGCACCCGGTAGCGCGCCGTGTTCGTGCCCGTCTGCCGCGACACTACGCACGCCTGGTTGGCGCTCGTCTCCATGCACCATTGGTCGGCGGCGTAGATCGTCGCGGTGGTGGTCGCGCTCGCGGCGATGGCAAGGCTGGTGCTGGCCTGCCAGATATCGAAGCCGCCATTGGTCAGGAACGGCTCCCGTGCCGTGGCGGCGCTAAGCGTGGTGAGCTGGCCATACGCGGCGTAGTCCGTCGCGCTTGTCCCGTCCGCGACATTGGTGTGTTTGAAGCCGCCCATCGGCAGGTTGGCAGTTGGCGTGGTCTGGCCGTCCGCGGCGATGGAGTTGGCGATCTCCTGCCCGAGATCATCCCATTTGCCGTTCACGACTGCCGAAGCGATGGTCGTGCCAGACTGCACGTCTGGACTGGGCTGCGTGTAGCCGCCGGTGCCGTTGCGAGGCATGGGCTTCTCCTATGCAAAAGCCCCGCGCACCGGTAGGGTGGCGCGGTGATGGAATGGCTGATCTGGGCGCAGCCGGTGTTGCAGCCGGTCGCGATTGCTGGCGGTGTGGCGTTCGTCGCCACGCTGGCCGTCGCGCTGTTCAGTCGTTAGCGTTCAGGCTTCCGCCCACTGCCAGGCCGCGCGACAGGGCGCGGATGCGCGGCGCCACCTGAGTGGCCGCCCGCTCATCAGCCAAGGCGCGGGCCATCAACTGCCGGGCGATCTGCTCCCGTGCTGCGGGGTCATTGCCGAACAGCATGGGCGCCATGGCTTCGGTGTTGCGCTGGTAGCGCCCCTGCACCATGGCTTGCTGTAGCCGCTCCATGCCCTGGAATACCGGCGCGGTAACGCCGCCCGTCACGCCGGCGCGGATCAGCGAGGGCGACAACGGGCCAGTCTCAGCGGCGCGCGTGGGGTCAAGCAGAACACCGCTCGACGGCGGCGCGCGCAGATCCGCCGCACGCTCCTGCATCGGCATGGTCGGGCTGCCGCCGTTCGGCGCGATGGCGCGGTTGGTGGCCGCCATATTGGCTTCAGATCGCAGCGCGCCGGCGAAGCGCGTGAAATCCTCATCGCTATCGAATGCCGCGCGCAGCCGATCCCGCACAGCAGGCGAGCCGAACATCTGGTTGAGGCGCGTCTGCTCGGCGCCATCCGTGGCGCGCCCGAGACGGTCCATCAGGCCGCGCGCTACGCCCGTGCGGAAGAACTCCCGCTCGCCGGGCGCCAGGCGGGCAATGTCGCGTGCCGTTACCTCGGCTGCGTCCACACCTTCCGTCAGCAAGCGGCGCCCCATTTCCAGCGCGTTCAGCGAGGCAGACGGGCCAGCATAGGCAGCGCGGGCTTCGGCAAATGCGGGGTTCAGTTCGTCCACTCGGGACACCATCGCGTCGCGCACCTGACGCAGCGAACGCCGCTCAGCCCCGGTCGTGGCGCCGTCGATCATGGCGTCGAGGCCGCGCTTGGCGATGTCGAACAGCCGGGTGGAGGCGCCGCCCGTGAGGGTCACGGCCCCGTCCTGCCCGATGGCCACCCCCAGGCTTGCAGGGTTGAACTCCTGGCCAGCCGCGAGCGCCTCGCGCCGCGCGAGGGTGATGCCCTCTTGAACGCCTCGGGTTACGTCAGGGTCGCGGAGGAACGCCCCAAGCCGCGCATCGGCGGGAAGCTGCACCGCATAGGCCGCGTCATACAGCGGTGCGGCAGACTGCGCGCGCGTGGTCAGCAGGTTCTGCGTCGTCTCGCGGAAATCCTCGCCGCTCACCGCGCGCCGGACCTCTGCGGCCAGCCGTTCGCCCTGCGCCGCACCGCCGCGCGCTGCCACCAAATCCGCCGCCTGCTGCCGACCAGCGCCGGGCGTGCGGGCAATAACCTGCGCCGACTGTCGGACATTCTCCCCAGCCATATCGGCCAAGACTTCGGGCCGTCCTGCGGTTGCCGCTTCCTGCGTGCGCGCAAGCAGCGTCTGGGGGTCCACGCCGTCGCGCTGAAGGTCGCGCAGGATCATGCGCTCCGCTTCCGGCGCGCCGCTGGCCAGCCCCACGCGGCGCCCTACAGCGCCCGCAACAGCCTGGCCGCCCGCAATGGCCAAGGGCAGCGCGCCGCCCACAGCCGCGCCGATGCCGCCGCCGAGCAGGGCGCTACCGGCGCGGGTTTCAAGCCCCCCCTCGCCTTCACCGAAGCCCGAGACAGCGCCGCCCGCAGCGCCCGCGCCCATGCCGCGCGCTACAGCGCCGGGGAGCGAAGCCGCGCGCCCCGGGTTGAACACGCCGAGGCGCCCGAGAGGCGACGCGACACCGCCCACCACATTGGCCACGCCAGCGGTTACGGGGTTGTCGCGCTCGAATTGCCGGTCGCGGGCGCGTTCCTCGCCAAGTGCCGCGCCATAGTCGCCCCAAAGCCCGGCGCCAGTGCGTGCGCCCGCGGCGATCTCGTCCGCAAAGCCGAAGGTGGCGCCGCGCGCGATCTGCCGCACAGTGCCGTCCACAGCCCGCCCTGCGCGAGCAAGCAGGCTCGGCTGCTCAGGCGCGGGGGCGTTGCCCTGTGGCACCGGCTGCCAGCCCTGCCCGTCGAAATACACACGGGCGCCGTTCGGGCCTTCTGCGATTGGTGCAGACCGCCAAGCCTGGCCGTCCTGCACCATCACTTCGCCCGCGTCGTTAACTGCGACGTTTGCCATTAGCGGACCACCCTGAAGCCAGGAGGCGGGGGAGGAAGCGCCGGCGGCGGTGTTGCCGCGCCGCCATTCGGGCCGGGCACCGTGGCGCTGGGCACCGATGCGTCAGACGCCGGGAAGGCGTCTTGCAGCAGCGGTGCCAGAACGTCGCGGTTTGTCAGTTGCGGCATCCGCTCCATGTTGAACCGCTCGAAGCTCTCCATCCCGGAGCCGTTGACCCGGCGCCAGTCGTTCCATGCGCCGGACACCTCGGCTTGGCGCTCGGCCATCAGGCGCATGGTCTGGATGATGAGCCGGTTGCCGTTCGGGCTGTTCGCGAGGCTGGGCAGCGCCCGCTCCAGCATTTCGCGGTCTGCGTTCGAGAAGTTGGCGCTCGGGAAGCCGCCCGGCCCAAGCATCCCTTGAAGCATGGCCGACGCCTGCGAGCGGATTTGCTCGCCAGACGCCACCGCGTTGGGGTCGATGCCCAAGCGCTCAAGCACAGGCAGGGGGATGCCCAGGCCCGTGGCGATCTGGCCGGCGCGGATGCGTGTTTCCGACGTCACGCCCGTGGTGAAGCGCCCAAGGTTGCGTTCCACCTCACCAAGCCGGGCGAGGGTCTGCCGGGCATTGGTGCCGCCGAGACGCAGGGCCTGTTCCTCTGCCGCCAGCGTCTTGCCGCGCTCCTGCTCGAAGGTGCTTTGGCCGCGCTGGTCGATATTCACATTGTTGCCCGCGCCGCCGATGCGGCGGGAAAGCATGTCGCGCTCGGCAACCTGCTGCGGCGTGGCATTGGCGCCAAGCTCGCTCAGTTCGCGCCACCGGGGGATCAGGCGCTCAGTCTCGCCGGGACGGTCAGGGGCGGCGGGGATGTTGCCGATCACCTGCCCGTTGCGGATCAGCGCGCTGCCGGGCGCTGCTGTCGTGACCGCGCCGCCATCGTTCTGAGGCAGGGTCTGCGCATACTGCATAAGCTGCGTGGCCCGCTCGCGAATGGCGGGGTTGGTGCTTTGCATGCCCTCCAAGGCAATCCGCGCGATGCGCTGGCGCTCGGACTGCTGCGGGGGCGCTGCGGGGGCTTGGGGCGCGGCAGCCGGCGCGGCAGGCGCTGCGCCATCCGGCAGGCGACCGGATACGTTGGTGACGTAGTTCGGGTCGCCGCCCTGCCCGGTGCCGTTGTATTGCCGCAGTGCAACCGCGCGCTGTGCCGGGTCGCTCAGATCCGTGGCGCCATTGGCCCGGCCACGCCCTGCCAGGTATTGCGCGCCAAACATGATATTGGCGGCGGGGTCCGAGAGCGTCGCCGGGTCGATGGGCTGCACGCCATAGCCGGGCTGCTGCGCCGTGGTCGGGCGGACCTGCATCACGCCAATTTCGCCAGCCGCGCCGCGCGCATCGGGGCGGAAACCGCTTTCCTGCGCCGCCTGCGCGATCAGCAGTTGAAGGGGGACGCCGGTCGCGCGGCTGGCCGCCTCGAAGTGCGGCATGAGTTCGGGCGGGGGCTGTGCGGACGCGCGGGCCGGCGCCAGCGGCGTCTGCGCCACCGGGCCGGGCATCGGCGGCGGCTGCGCAGGCCCGCCGGGCGGCAGCGCCGGGGCTGGCGTGGCAGGCGGCGTCTGGCCACCGAGCGCGCGGGCCATGAACTCGGCGGCGCCAGTGCGGCGTTCCTCGCCAAGTGCTTCCATGCGGCCATCGTTGACCACGCCCGCAACCGCGCCAGAGAGCGCCTGCGCAATGGCAGACCACGGGCCCGCAGCGGTGCGCATGGGCGTCTGGGATGCCCCCGCTGCCAACTGCTGGGCAAGCTGCTGCCGCCGCATCAGTGTGGCCTGCTCGGGGTCGCGCAGATACAGCGCGGAAGTGCTTTCGCCCATTCCTATTGCGCCTTCCATGAAACACTCGTTAGGATTGTGGGATGAAACCCACAGTCGCCTTGATCGCGCTCGCCCTTGCAGGCTGCGCGGCTACAACGCCCGTCCTGCCACTCGGTGGGGACGAGTTCACCGTCACGGCTCAGACCGATTGGATGAGCGGCGCGGCCACAACGGCACAAACCCGCGTCGTGGACAGCGCCACCGCGTTCTGTGCCTCGCGCGGCCAGCAGGTTCAGCCCGGCGAACTGTCCCGCAACGTGGACCAGTATCGCGGGCTATATGACTTCAGTCTCAGGTTCCGCTGCCGGGCTTAGCCCTTGTAACCGCCGTTCTGCGTGCCGAGGGCGGATGCTCCGATCTGGCCCAGTGCCGCGCCGAGGCCAGCATAGTTCACGCCCCCCTGCGCGCCGCCACCCTGCAGCGCCTGGATCATCAGGCGGCGCCGGCGCTCGTCCATGCTCTCGGCGGGCGCTGCACCCGGCATCGGCACGGCCATTGGGGGCAGCGCATCGGGCTTGCCCATTGGATCCATCATAGCCCAAGCTCCTTCGCTTCACTGGCAAGCGCGCGCAACGGCGCGTCAAGTTCATCCAGCACCACCGCCATCCGCTCGCGGTAGCCCGCGAACAGCGCAGGGTGGTGCTTCCGCAGATAGGCCGCCTGCCCGACGTTCAGCCAGGCTGGACACCGCGCGCATTCGGGCGATTGCTCGGCGTCGTCGTAGACACGGCAGATGGGCGCGCCTTGCTCGCGCAGATAGGCAAACACCTCGGCGTGGGACCAGCCCTCAAGCGGGTGCAGAAACTCCACCCCGCTGTGCGTCTCGCCATCGCGCACCGGCAGACGGGGGAAATCGACAGTCTTGGTGCCCCGGATCACCAGCGTGCAGCCATCGGCCACAATGCGGTCCCATAGGGGCTTCATCAGGTTCGCGTAGCAGCAGTCATACCGGCTCGCGAGGCGCCCGCCCTGCCCGACCTCACGGGCCACCGGATGCGCCGTATAGGGCACCACATCGGATGGGATGCCGTGGCCCGCGATCCAGCCCGCCACATCGCCGCGGATATGCACGAAGTCGGGCGCGAAGCCCTTCACATGCTCCACGATCTCGCAGACCTCGGGGAGCAAGTCGCCCGTGTCGTTGTGGTAGATCGTGATCCGGTGCAGATGCTCGCGCAGCATATAGACGCAGGCGAGAGAGTCTTTCCCCCCGCTGAAATTCAGGGCCACCCGATCATGCCGCGCGAGGATATCCCTCACGCGATGATGGCCGCCGCCGTGATCGCAGCCGTGGCCGCGCCCGCCGCAGCGGTGTTGTTGGCGTTGGTGTTCGCCACCTTGCTCTGGTAGGCTGCATTCTGCCCGGACTGCCCCAACTGCGCCGCGCCGAGGTAATCCGTGTTGCCCACCTGCACCTGGGGCGCGTTGGTAAACGTCGGGTTGCTGACCTGCGACCCGCTCAGCAGCGCGCTCGCCTCGTTCAGCGGCACGCTGCGGCTGGCCAGCAGTTCCTGCAACGCCGTGTTGCGAATACCGCTCTCGATGCCGTATGTGCGCTGCTGTTCCGCGCCGGCCTGCGCCTGCACCGCCAGCCGCGCGTCATTCTCGGTCATGCCGTATTCACGGAAAGCCGTATTCCAAGCCTCAGACCCGGGCGTGAGGCCCTGGTTCCGCAACCGCGTATCCAGCGCCGTCCGCTGCGCCTCAAGGCCCGGGTTGATCCGGCCATACAGCGCAGCCGCAGCCGCATCGCGCGACGTGCTGCCATCCGTCAGCTTGGGCAGGCCATCGAAGTTGATCGGCTCGGACAGGATGCCCTGCACCTTGCCAAGCTGCGATGTCACCGCCTCGCCGTACCCGATCTGGGCTTGCTCGCTCAAATCAAGCAGGCGCTGCTGATCGGGGGACAGCGTGGTGGTCGAGGACCAGCGCTCGCCGTTCGGGTTCTTGGAGCGCAGATCCCCGAGCGCCGCGTTGTATTCATCGCCATAGACGAACTGCCCGTCGTTCGCGCCTGGCCGGTAGGTGCCCGCGCCGTATTCCGCCTGCATCCGGTCAGTGCGCGCACGCGCCTCGGCTTCCAGATCCATGCCGGAATTTGAGTACGTGAGGCTGCCCGTTGGGGTATACTGGTTGACCCGGTTCAGGTTCGCCTGCACCCGCGCGGTCTCCGCATTGGCCGCGGCCTGCGCGTTGGCCGTCGCCGTGGGGTCTGGTGCCGGGGGGGGACTTCCGCTCGATTTGCCCATTACCGAAACCTTTCCACCAAGGCGTCATACTCACGGGAAAGCATCCCGTAGACGACGCCGTGAACCTTGGGCTTGCTGCTGAACATCTCGCGCGCCGCCCCTTCCCGCTTGAAGCCAAGCCCGGTCAGCAGCCGCGCCACGCGCGCATTGTCATGGCGCACCACGCACGATACCCGGCGCCAGGCGTATTGCCGAAACGGGATGGCCAGCATGTCGCGGATGTTGCCCCGCGTGGCCCACCGCGCCGACGACGCCGCGAAGCTCAATTCACCAATCGCATAGGGCGCGAGATAATTGTGATAGACGCAGCCCGCGATCAGTTCCCCGCCCCGCGCCACGCCGATTGCCGCCAGCGGTCCGAATGCCTCTGCCGTGCCAACGTGCGGGATGCGTGAAGCCACCCACGCCGCCACCGCTGCGTCATGACCGAATACCAGTTGCATCGCCTCACAGCGCCGGAAGCTGCGCGCGCTCGTAAGCGATATCCAGCGCGTTGACCGTGATGGATAGCCCGAGCGTCGAGGTACTCATGCGCGGGGAAAACCAAACCCCAATACCCGCAAGCCCGCTCCACTCGCGCGACACGTAGCTATCGCCGCCCCAAACCGCCACGTCCCACAGCGCCGCATCCCAAAGCGCCGCGGTCACGGTGGGCGATGCGCCAACATCGGTCGGGGCATTGTCCGAGAAGTCGATATCCACGCCAAGACGGGGCGAAAAGGCCGCATTCGTCGTCATCAAGGGGCGCATCATCGTCACCCGCTTGATTGACGTGGTGCCGAGTTGCGAGAATGCCCACTTGATCGCGCCCGTCTGCGCCGCGCCTGCGTCGTCCTGGCCGAAATCCGCGCGATACACCGCCGTCTGGCCGCCGAAATACGGGTCCGCATCCAGCAGAGACCAGCACAGGGCATTCTGGTTGCGATACCGCCCCCACGCCACGGTCAGGGTGTTCATCACCCACTGGTCGAACAGGTCGCTCCCCTGCGGCGCGTTGACCATCATGGCCTGGCCGCTCGGGTAGACGAAAATCTGCCACCCGAAGGTGCTGCGCTCGTTCGCCACTTGGCGGCGCAATTCCGTGTCGATCTTGTCGGACACGCTCAGCGCGCCCTGCTGCGAAATGTCGATGCGTGCCGCCGCGATCAGCGAGATGATGCCCGCCACGGTCAACACCACGCAATCGCCGTTGAACCGGGTATAGGCCCGCCGCCCTGGAACCGGGGGCGCGATGCGGAACAGGCCCTGCAACGAGAAGGTGGTCGAGGACGCGGGGTCGGTGCCGAGATACAGCGCGACCTCACCATTCGTCGTCACGAACACCAGCCCGTCATCCGTGACGTTGCCGCTGCTGAAGGACACGGGCGAGATGAACTGCACAGCGCCACCAAGCCGGAACACAGGCGCCAGATCCAGCGCCGTCGCCGCGCCCGCCACAGCCCCGCTTGCAAGGTAATAGACGGTCATGCTGGCGTTCTGCGTGAACCACAGCCGGTTCTTGTGAATGGCCACGTCCACGAAGTTTGCCGCGGTCGCGCCCGTGATCACCTGCGTGGCCCAGGCCGCGCCGTTGTAGGTCCGCACGCCATCGGCGCCGTTGACTGCCACGATATAGTCAGCCCCGCCGGCGCCGAAGTTCACATGCTGAAACCGGGCATTGGTCAGGCTCGAAACCACAGCCGCGCCCACAGCGCCAGCCGCCGTCACGTCATAGATATCCGTCCCGGACGCTGCGAACAGCTTGCGGTCGGCAGGCTCGGAATACTCCATCAGGGTTTCAACCGGATCGGTGAACCCCGTGACGTGCGCCGTATACCCGCGCCGCAGCCGAACCTCGCTCGCCTCGGGGAAATAGTTGTCGAGGATCAGCGCCTCAGTCGGCTTCAGCTTGGCGATGCTGTCGCGGAAGTTCAGCCCGCCCACCGGCGCCGGCAGGGACACGAACTGCGCCGTGGGGCGGCGCGACGGGTTAGGGCGGACCGCTTGACGCAGCATCAGACGACCCACGACCCTTCAGGAACTGCCGGGTAACGCGGGCGGTCCATGGTGCCGTAGTTGCCTCGGAGATCCACCGTGCGCCGCGCGCCGTCGCGCAGCATGGCGTTGTTGACCTCGACCTCATAGGACCGCATCGCCTCGGCGTATTCCAGGCCGCGCGATTGCAGATAGCGCCAGATGACCCCGAGCGTGAACAGTTCCTCGTCAAGCCGCGGAACATCGGTATCCGCTGCCCACCGCGCCTGCCCCGTGCCGGTCGCGCTTTCGCACCACTCGGAGGACACGTACTCGAATGCGTAGGTCCAGCCCGCAGACGGCGTGGGCAGCAGCTCGAGCGCGCCCTCCTGAATGCGGAATGCGTCTGTGACCACCGGCGCCGTGAGCGCGAGATACGCCTGCCATTCCTGCGGATTGAGCGGGCCGCGCACGCCGCGCTTTTGCGTGCGGTTGTAGAAAGTATCCGACACCATGCGCCCGTTCCACCCGGACGGCAGGCCATCCGCCTGGATGGTGGTGGCGGTGCTGGTGAAGGTGTGCGCCATCGTCAGGCGCTGCCAGTTCCAGCGGCGGGAAAGGGCCATGCCCTCCCGCTGCGCGCAGGACCGCAGCGTGCGCGCGGTCTGGTCTGCCCCTGCCATGATGCCCGTGGGCTGCTGGATGCCGACGATATCCGCCGCATCCGCGCAAATGGACAGGAGGGTCGCCATCAGGCGTCAGCCTTGGCGCGCTTCGGCGCCGGGTCGTCGCCCAGCCGCTTGATTGCCGCGGTCGCGGCTGCCAGGCTCTCGCGCATCTCGGCCATCTCCGTCGCCTGCTGCTCGATGCGCGCGTCGCGCTCGGCAATCTTCGCCTCAATGGGCGCGTCGCGGTCCCGGCTCTGCACGAAGGCGCGGGCCAGGTCACGCACGCGGCGCACGTCTGGCAGCCGCACCTTGTTCAGATCCGCATCGGTCATCAGGGCGATATGCTCCACAGCCTGGAACCCCGCGCCCTTGAAGGCTTTGACCTGCGCCTTGGACAGGCCCGCCCAGGCGTCGAGCGGCATCCCGTCGTCGGGCAGCGCCTGCCCTTCCTTCCACGCCCTGTAGCGCGCCTGGATGGCCGCCCACACGGGGTTGGTCATGCGGCTGCCGTCGGAGTTGGTCTGGTCCAGGGGCTTGGATACCCGCGCCACCTTCTCGACCACGATCGTGGAGTTGTCGCCGCGCTTGCCCCAGCGCACCCAGTCCACGGCGACGAGTTCGCCGTTGTTGTTCTCGTAGTCGGTCCAAAATTCCAAGGCCACCACGGTCAGGGCGCGGTTTTGCGCGTCCGTTGGCGTGTCCAGAAGATCGCTCATGTGTTGCTCCAAAAGAGGGTGGGCGGCACCCCGGAGGATGCCGCCCGTTTTGGGTTAGAGGGTGGTGCCGAACAGCGGGTACGACAGGAACGCCGGGGCGGTGCCCGCCGATGCCGCGCGCGCCGTGGTCAGCGCCAGGCCAAGCAGTGGCTCGGCGCCGGACGTGCCGTCGTCGTCAAGCTGGCCAGCCGTGGCGGTCGTGTTGATGCGGACGTTCGCCGCGCAGGACGCGGAGACCTGCACCGCAGCGCACGCGCCGTAGATCTGCACCCAGCCGTAGCTGGACGCGGCAATCGCGACCAGCGGCACGCCCGCACGGTCGCCGTAGGCGCCGTTCGTGGAAGTGACCATGATGGCGCCGCCCGCCTCGTCCACGATGGCGACGTAGCTGGCCGTGAGGCCACCCACGCCGGCCAGCACGAACAGCCACTCGGCGCCGGACTGATCGACCATGCGGTCGTTGACCGAGAAGCCCTTGCCGCTCTGCTGGATCTCGGTCGCCGTGTAGGTGAGGGACGGGTTCGCCCCGATAACGTAAGGCATGTGTTGCGCCCTCCTTAGGCCGCGTCGATGAGAAGGCCCTGAAGGGCACGGTTCGAGCAGACCATCTGCCCCTGCCAGATCAGCGGGATGATCACCGCGTCTTGGTTGATGCTGACCTTGTCGGGCAGCGTGTTCCAGTTCGCGGCGCGGTGGGCGACGACTTCCAGGTATTCGGTGTTCAGGAAGTACATGCGCTCGCCGGTCGTCGCGAAATTGGCGTTGCTGTCGAAGATCACGCTGGCCGTCTTGTATTTGAGCGTGTTGAAGCCGGCGGCGGCGGTGTCGCTGTCGGCATAACGCTGGAGATCCTGAAGGCTCTCCTCGTACATGCCGTAGAAGTCCTGCGTCGAGATGAGCAGGTCCGGCTTGTCCATGCCGCGCACCAGCGAATACCACAGGGTGTTCATCTCACCCTTGATCGTCGCCTTGCTGATGGTGTTGGTGCCCGCAGCCTCGCGAACCTTGTTCTGCCAGAAGGTCCACGTGGAGGAGTCGATGCCCCCCACGGTGCCCGTGCCGGCGGTCTGGATGATGGATGCCAGGCCGCCCATCTGGTTGGTCAGCGCGCCCGAGGAATAGATATCCAGGCTCATGTTGTTGGCCGCGGTGCGCTTCGCGTTGCGCATACGGGCTTCCGCCATGTCGATGATCTGCTCCTTGCCCGCATTCATGCGCAGTTCGGCGCCGGAAGCGGTGATGTGGACGGCAGCCTGCACCCAGGGGTACTTGGCGGCGGTCAGCACGTCGGACTGCGCGGTGTTCAGCGTGTCGAAGCCGCTGTAGCGCTGGTAGGTGCTGTTCTCGGCGTAGTCGAGAGCGCGCACGATCTCATAGCCGCCCGAGAGCAGCTTGATGCGGTTCTTGCGCTTCAGCCAGTTGTAGAAGGCGTTATTGGCCGACACGTTGTCGGTCACTTCGCTGGGGTGGGAACGGAGCGTGGTGGTCACGATCTCCGAAAAGACGGTGCTCGGGGTCGGCATGTGCCTAACCTCCTATGATGGTGTTTCGGGGTCAGCCCGAGGTTACGGCGTCGTATGCGCGGCTCATGGTCTCGCGGATGCTGCCCGAAGGTGCGACGATGCCAGACGCATCAGACCGGACGTTGACGGCGGCGGATGCGCGGGCCTTGTTCGCCTGCGCCGCACGCTCTGCCTCAGCCGCTTTCTGCGTGCGCTCGATCTGCGCTGCGCGGGTCTGCGGATTGGCCCAGATCGCTTGGTCGTAGGCTTCCGCCAAATCCTTCGCCTGACCGCTGCGAATGAGTTCGGCCATCACGGGCTGAACCTTCGCGAAGTCGGGCTTGTCCTTGGAGAATGCCGCGATCTGTGACGCCACGTCCTGTTGGATGCGGTGTTCGCTCGCTGCCTTCGTGGACTGCTTCTCGTTCTCTTGAGCGGCTTTCCACGCTTTCAACTCGGCAAGCTCAGTCTTCACCGCCGATATCGCGGGGTCTTCCCATTGCTGGGCAGCATCCGCGGGCGGTGGTGGGTTGGCCGGTCCAAAGTCGGCCACGCCGAACTGTTTGGCGAGAGATGCCAGGGTCGCGCGCGGGTCTTCGTACATCTGGCCGACGATCTGAGCGAAGGCTTTGACACCTTGCTCCGGGATGATCCCGCGTCGTTCAAACGTCCCGTGCAGTTGCTGGTAGACCCCCGCCAAGGGGTCCGGGGGCGCCGATGGGGTCGCTGTCACGCGCGACAGGACTTCATCCTGAACGCTACGCGGCAGGCGGTTCCAGTCCACCTTTGCCTTATCAGCCCAACCTTCGGGCGGTGCGGGGCGTTCTGCCGCCGCTGCCTCCTCGGGTGGGGCCGCATTCTTGTCTGCGGTAAACTTGCCGCTCTCGTCACGCTCGGGGCCAGAGGCTTCGGCGTATGCCGCTTCGAGGCTTTCGCGGAGCGTGGGCGTGTGCTGCTCGGCCTGCGTCTCGGGGGCAGGCGTGGAGACGGGCGCAAGCTGCTGCTCGCCCGCGCCTTCCGGCGCAGCGGTCACAGTTTCCGACATGGGGCTTCCTTGTTACTCGGGCTTGGTCCGCTCGACGCCGCGGCCCGCCTGCCAATCCTTGACGTATTGCGGGATTTCCGTGATCGGCTTGGGCTTCATGTCGCCCGGGCCGACCTCGATGCAGTTGTTGCGCTTCAGATCCTCGCGGCGCGCGGCGCGGCCATCAATCCAGCCGGTGCCGCACGGGGAGCGATAGGCGGGCAGGTCGCGCGTGATCATCGGGAACCGGCTCGGCTGACGCGGGCCGCGCACGACCTCGACCAACTCGCCTTCATGCATGATGAAACGGGGCATCAGGCCGCAGCCTCCCAAAGATCGAGCCACCGGGCGGCTTGGTTGTGCTTGCCCGCCCGCTTGCATTGCAGCGTGCGCCCGCGAGCCAACGCGGCCACGCGCGCCTTGCGGCGGGGCGTCATTCTCGAAACCCACTGCTGTGGCGATTGCCCGGCATGGAACCACGGCCACATGCCGCCTCGGCGCATGGCGAGAAGGCTGCGGGCCACGGGCATTGGGGCTTCCTAGTTCGCCAGAAGCAGCAGCACCGCCGCCGCCTCGTCGTCGTCCATGCGGATGGCCAGGGCCAAGCGCGCCTTCATCCGGTCAATCTCGGCCTGCGCCGCTTCAACCTGCGCCGCTGCGGTGCGGTCGCGCTCATCACGCTCCGCATCTATCCGCCGCATCTCTGCGGCCAGGCGTTCCACAGCCTCACGCTCGGCGGCTGCCCGCTGTTCCTGCGTCGGGCCGGGCGGCTGTTGCGGCGCCTCCACACGTGCCGGGGCGGGCTTCTGTGGTTCCTCGCGATCCCGGACATACTTGATGGGCCGAATGCGCCGGGGGCCGATGCCGCCGCCGCTGTTGGCCGTCTCGACCGATGGCGCCGTAACCTCGCCAACCGCAGCCACAGCCGGGCCGGCAAAGCTGATCGTAGCCGTCCCTGTGACGCCGCCAGGCGCCGTGACAGTGCCCGCCGCAGCAATGGCAGGGCCGCCGACCGTAACCGCCGCCGTACCCGTCGCCCCGGGCGCTGTGACCGTGCCAGACGCTGCGACGGCAGGGCCATCAATCGTGAAGGCAGCAGTGCCGGTGATGCCCGGCGCAGTGGCCGTGCCTGTGGCCGCGATGGCAGGCCCGTCGATAGTGAAAGCAGCCGCGCCCGTGACCGCCGGCGCCGTAACCGTGCCGCTTGCAGCAACCGCCGGGCCGTCAATCAGGACCGTCGCGGTGCCTGTAACGCCGCCCGATGCTGCGTCTAGGTAAATGCTCGCGGCAAGATCAGGACCGGCATCGCCGGGCTGTTGCTCGAAGAACAGCAGGCCATCGAAGCCTGACCCTGCCAGGCCAAGGCCAGACGCCCGCGAAGGCCGCGACACAGCCTTAGCCCGTGGTCAGATCAAGGCTGACCTGAATGTCCGGCGCGGTCGTGCCGGTGGGGTTGAAGAAGGCCAGCGCAAGGCACGAATTGGCGTAGAGCGGACGCAGCCCGCAATCGGGGATGCCAAGCCGAACAGGCACGTTCGCGATGACGCCCACGCGGATGATCGGGCGGGCCGTCAGAAGGTTGAACGTGCCAGTCGGCGGGGTGGCCGATCCGGAAACGCCGGTGATGCGCTGCACGCCACTGTCGCCAGCCTCAAGTGTGACCGGATACATGCGGGCGATGGGTGCCGATGCCGCCAGGATGACCGTTCCGGTGCTGCTCGCGGCGCTCTGGTCGTTGTAAGTCACCGTGACGGTGTGCGCTGCTGCGGACAGGGCCGTGACGATTTCCGCCCACATCTCCAGCCCCGCGCCATCTGCCGGGCGGTCCATGACGGTTCCAGTGACCGGGCCGGCATAGGCGCCAGAGGCTGGCACAAGCGCGCCAAGGTGATAGGTGCGGTCGTACAGGTAGACGGTGCCCGTGACGGTCGAAAGCACCGTCGCGCCCATCACGTAGCTTGTGGTCCCGCCTGTGGGGTCCGTGAACGCCATTGCGCCCGCCGTCGCCTCGGTGGGGATGACGCCGGCCGTGGTGTTGCCCACCGCCAGCACGCCCACGGCGGGGATGACGCCAGCCGCCCAATAGGATGCCCAGAAGCCCGCAGCGACAGCCGGCTTGGTGGCGTTCTTGAACACGTGGCCGGCGCCCTTGGTGCCGCCGATCAGGCCATCCAGGGTGGTGATCGCCATTTAGCTGGCCGCCTGCGTGTAGGTCAGCGAGGACACCGAGACGTTGCCTGTGGCGGTGATGCTCGCCGTGGAGAGGACCAACTCAGTGCCGCCGCTGCCCGCCGTGCCCTGGAAAACCACGGTCGTCCCGTCGCTCTCCAGCACCCGGAAGAAGGTCGCCGTCCCGGTCGCATCTGCGCTGGTGTCGTCGGAGATGGCCGCAGCCGTGGCCACGCCGCTCGCAGCCGAACCAAACGCCGAAGCCGACAGCGCGAGGCTCGCCAGCAGCGTATTGCCCGACAGGGCCGCATCCGCGCTCGCCGGGGGCGTGCCGCTGTAAATCCGCAGGCTGCCACTGTTCGCGCGCACGCAGACGGCATCAGCCGCCCGGTTGCGGTTCGCTGTGGTGATAAATGGCATGGTCAGTTCACCATCTCAGAGCCGATTGGACGGCCCGCTTGATCGCGCACAAGCCGGCGCGGTGCCGCCATCGTCTGTGCAAGCTGTGCCATGGCCGCAGCCATGCCCGCCTGCGCGTTGGCCATCTCAGCCTGGCCCGCCTGAAGCGCCGTAATGGCCGCCTGGTTCTCGGCATGCTCCGAGGTCCATTCGCCTTCCTCGGTCTGCTTCTCGCCAGCCGTATAGCGAAGCTCGGTGGCCTTCATCTGCCCGGCAGACTGGATGCGCATTTGCTCGCGCTCGGTCTCCGCAGCCTGCTTCATCTGCTCAACTTGGAGGGCAACCTCGCCCTTCATCTGTTCGACCTGGAGCGATAGTTCCGCCTTCAACTGCTCAGCCTGCGCCTGCGCCTGAAGCTTGGCAGCGTCGGACTGCTGCTGCGCCTGGAGTTTGACCTGCTCCATCTCGGCCTTTGCCGCGATTTCCGCTTGAGCAATGCGCCCCTGCAACTCAGCATCAGCCTGCGCCTGCTGTGCCGCTGCCTGGGCTTCCGCCTGGCCGGCATCGGGCTGGGGCGGCGCCTCACGGCTCCCCAACTCGTCCAGCATATCCTCGACCTCGCGCCCAAGCTTGAACACGCGGGAGAACGACTTGAGCATCTTGCCCGCGTCGCCCGCCGTCAGGTAGCCGCTCTGCACCGCCGGACCCACCGCCTGGATGAAGCCGCCGAAACCCTGCACGAATTGGCTGACGTTCTGCTGGTCCCGCGTCAGATCGGCGCGGATGGTGCTGTCTGTCTCGATATCCACGCGATAGCTGCGCAGCTTGTCGTCCCGCAGCAGGGCAACCACAGCCTCCAGCGTCACGGGCGGCGGCTCAGGCGCGGCGGGGGCCTGGGGAGGCTGCCCCGGCTCGGCGCCCATCGGCGGCCCGCCATTGTGCCCCAGCATCGCTGCCTGCTGTACCTGCGCCTCAGTCGGGATCTGCAAGCCACTCATGGCCAGCATCGTCGCCGGCTGGAATTTCTCGGCAATCACCTCGGCCACCAGCCGCAGAATGTCCCGCGCGTAACGCTGAACCTCCTTTTGCAGCTTCTGGACCCGCAGCGATCCCCATTGCGCCTTGATCTGCTGCGCCGTGGCCGTCTCGCTCGCGGTGGAAGCACCGCGCACGATATCGGAAATGCCCGTGACCTCGTAGATGGTCTGCTTGATCTGGTCCCGCGCCGCGTAAAGCTGCGCCAGCACCGGAACCAGCATGTCAATCGGCATCACAAAGAAGGCGTTCTTGATCCCGCCATCCGCGGCCATGGGAGACTGGATCGGGCCAAACTGCCCATCTTCCAGCGCCTCAATGACCGTCATCACCTCGCCGGCGCCAAGGTCGTTGTAGACGCCGCGGAACTTCATCACCTCGACAAGCGCGGAAATCCGCACCGTGACGTGCTCCAATTCATCGGCCAGCCGGCGATACAGCCGGTACGGCTCCACCGGCACAAGGCTGCCCGGCGTCTCCAGCGCATAGATGGGGCGTGGCGTGCAGAAGAAGTCTGTCAGCCCCAAGGGGTCGTCCAGATCGGCCAGCGGGCCATCCCGGTAGGACGGGGCGACAAACACCACCCTCTTGCGCTCGCGGTCCCAGATTTCCCAGACACGGGCCCGCTTCAGCAGGTCGCCGTCGGGCTTGGCATCTTCGGGCCGGTCGCCCACAACGCAGTCAAGGTCCATGGTCGCGCCGATGCGCGGGTTGATCTTGACCAACTCGTCACGGCTCAGGAAATGCTCGAAAGCCTCCCACGGCACTTCACGCCAGAAGCGCCCGGGGCCACGGCGAAAGCGATCCCAGGCCACCGTCTCGACCGTGACCTTCTCGTCCACGATCTGGGCTTGGTCGCCCTCGCCCTCAATCGTCGGCTCGTACCGAATGCGCGTCACCGCGCGGCCCGGCAGGAGCGCGTCCTTGACCGCAGCCTCCATGGGCTGATCGAAGCCACACACGTCGATGGTGTAGATCAGGCAGCGCTCCAGCAACTGCGCCGCCACCTTGCCCACAGGGTCGTCATCGCGAAACCGGCGCCGCACGTCCGGAACCGGCGTGGAGTTGTAGAGCGCGGGCGCGATGGTCTCGGTGTTCGAATAGAGGATATTGAACTTCTTCAGGCCGTGCAGCGAGCCGTCCGCCATGGTCGCGGTCAGGCATCCGTCGTCGCGATAGTCCTTGACCACCTCGGCGCCACGCTTGCGCCACTCGCGCTCGCTCTTGTCCGAGACTTCCAGCGCGTCGAGGTAGTACGTGACCAGCCCGGCGCCGCCCTTGCCGGCATCGGCAGGCGTCTCCAGCGTGGCAACGGCGGTCGTGTCGCTCATCAGCCGTTGAACGACACAGGCGTCAGGTACAGGATGCTACCCGTGCCGCTGCTGATGGCGCCAATGCTCGTCGTCGCCTTGTTGCACGTGACCAGCGTCCACGTGTTCGGGGGCAGCGTGATGCCCGCGCCGAATACCGCGGTCTGCGCGCTCGATCCCCACGTGAAGGTTACGGGCGCCGTGCCTACATTGGACACGAACAGGCCGCAGTTCTCGTTCGGGATGACCACCGCGCCGGTAGCGTTGGACGCAGTGACCGTGATCGCCGCAGTCGTGCCGACTGGTGTGTACATGGTGCGGAACTCCTAGCCGGCGCGTCGGCGCTCGGCCCGTTTGATCAACTCGGTGATGGACACGCCCAGACTGATGCCAGGGGCAGGCGCGCCGTATTCGAAGCGGGGAACAGGCGGCTCCACCGGCTTGCGGGGCGCGACCATCAAATCCAGCAACTGCCCGGCCAGCCCGAGCGCATCCACTTGGTCGTCATGCTTTCCCGCAGGGAAGCTCATCAACTCGGCCTCAAGGTCCGCGCGCCACGGGGCGCCATCGGCCATGTGCAGCCCTTGCAGCGCCATGCGCCCGCGAATGGACTGCGCCCGCACGCTCTTGTCGCCGCGGGTCGGAAACTGCCGCCGCGCCACGTAGGCTTGCCGCTCACGCATTCGGCGGTCGAGGAAAGGCCCGATACCTGCGCGGATCTGCCCGGTTTCCTCAGCCCACCCGATTGGCTTCCACTGCCGCACCAGATCGCAGAAGGCTTCCACCCACACGTCAGACGCGGCCTGTTGGCGCCACACGTCCAGCAGCCACAGGCGCTGGTCCATATCCAGGCCCACCACCACGTGCGCCGTGTAGTCGCCACCATCCTGCGTCACGGCATAGTCGCTCGCGCCGTAGATCAGCATGGCGTCGCGGGGAGGCGCCGCCGGCATGGTGCGCAACCAGTCGCGCCGGAAATAGTCGCCCGTCTCTGGGGCCGGCGCCTGTTGATACAGCGCGCTCCATGTGCGCGCCGTCGCGTTCGATTTCTTCTCGGCCAGGTCCGCCGCGTAACCGTAGGTGTCGTCACCCCACAGCCAATCGCCGGGCTTGCGGCCTAGAGGGTCGTCCGGGCTGTCGGCAATGGCAGGTAGCCGCACCACGCGCCACTGATCGGGCTGCGATGCGAGCAACCGGCCAGCCAAGTCGTCCTCATGCCATCGGGTTTGGATCAGCACGATGGACGCGCCGGGCTTCAGCCGGGTGGTCAAGTCGTCCTGAAACCACGCCCACGTCCGGTCGCGCCGCAACTCGCTGTCGGCTTCTTCGCGAGACTTCACGGGGTCGTCGATGAGGGCCAGATCCGCGCGCAAGCCGGTGATGACGCCGCCGATACCCGCGGCGCGGTATTCGCCCTCGTTTGTCGTGGACCAAAGGTCTTCGGCCTCGCGCTCCATCCCATAGCCGAGGATGGCGCCATGCTCTCGGATGCGGCCCCGGACCCTTCGCGAGAAGGTGCCCGCAAGTTCCGCCGTGTTGCTGGCCGCGATGATCTTCCGCCCCCTGCCCTGCGCCAAATACCAGGCGGGGAACAGGTCGGATGCGTATGTGGACTTGGCCGAACCGGGCGGCAGGAACAGCATCAGGCGCTGCGTTTCGCCCCGCGCGACGGCATCAAGCTCTCGTATGATCAGGCGGTGGTGCGCGGCAGGCTTGAACCCGCTAGCTGCTAGGGCGTGGACAGACCACGCGCCCAGGTCACCCCTGATCTTCCTCCTGTCGAGCAGAAGCTGCGCGGCCTCGTGCGGCGATAGCTGCAAGCTCTGCATCCGTCATCTGCGAGGGGTCGGTCTTCACGCTCATATCGACCACCTGCTTCATCTCGCCCATTAGTTCGGCGTGCTTGATGATCATGGTGTGGTGGTGGGGATGGCCTGGCGTGCTGATGATGGTCAGCCACCTCTCTGCGGTGGCCTCGACGTGCGGCGCCATGATGGCGCGGAACGATGCGCGCTTGCCCTCGCCGTTCGCCACACCCTCGGGGCGTCCGGGGCCGGCCTGGCGATTGCCTGCGCCTTTCGGCGGTCCACAGCCGTCGCCCCCTGCCGGGATGCCGCTGCCCTTGGGACGCGTGCCGGAGGTTCGCCCGCCCATCAGACCCCCGAACGCAAAAGCGCCCGGGAGCGTATGGCTCCGGGCGCAACTGTGGCTTCACGGGAGGACATGGCATTAATCGGGGGCTGTGTCAAGCTTCCTCCGCTTTCCACCGCATCCCATCCCACCGCGCCTGTAGCCCGTCCAGCATATCCAGCGCGGCATGTAGCGTGGCCAGCCATTGCACGCCGGGATGCTCGCCCACGCACAGTCCGACCAACAGCGCCGCACGGTGCTGCCCGAGCCTGCGCAGGGTGTGGCGCATCAGATCCGCAGGCGTGGCCGCGTCGGGATCGCTGCCAAGCTCGCGACCTGGCGGGGCGTCGGAGAACCGCGCAGTAACCCGGGGCGTGACGTGCGAGGCTGTCCACAAGGCGAGGAACGCACAGGCGTTCTCATGCTGCCTGTCGGTCAACTGCGCCCGCTGATGCATCCGGTCGATCAGGTGGGCGTCGTCATACCGCAGCACTGCGGCCCGTTGCAGGCGTGTCGCGTCGTCCACGGGAATGGCGACCGTGACCATGCCGCGCGGGCGGGCCTGCTGGGCGCGGCCTGTGGAGCCGCGGTCCGCAGCGTCACGTCGGGTGGGGGCGCGGGCCATCATTCCTCCTGTCCTTGGAACACGAGCGCGCCCGGCATCATCGCGACGATGGGCGGCATGGGGTGGGGAAACCGCGTGGCCCACAGTTCGCGGATCGCGGTCGTGGCTTCCTCTTGCCGGCCATCCCGCACCCAGACCGTGCCGAACAGGAACGGCAGGAGGCCCGGGTATTGGAGCTTGGCGCACCACGGTTGTTTGGGTTCCATCAGCGCCCATCCTCCCGGTTGACCGCGCCGATCACCCGGCCCGCGTTCAAATTCAGCCTCGTGGTGCAGTCGTGGCAGACCAGAGCCAAAACAGACGGGCCGTGAGGTGTCGCCAGCGCGCCCCAAGTGTCCCCGCCGCAGGTCGGGCAGCCGAGCCATCCGCCGTCCTGCATGGGCTTGCGCGCGGCACGGGCCGCGGCCAGATCGACGGGGTTGTTCATGCTCGGATGCTCCGGGCTTTGACGCGCACGCGCGCGCGAGGTGGCGTGAGATCGAACCCGAGCCGCCCGCGCTCAGCGACGCGGAACAGGGGCGTCCCGTACTGGTCGAGGATGCCGATGTTGACCGGATCACAGGCATCCTCAAAGACGGTCTCGGTCGGGCGCGAACCCCATCCGGCGCCGTCCTCGTCCTGCCACGCCTTGGTGGTGTATCGATGCGTCATGTGTCGCCACCTCCGTTGACCGCGCACGCGTGATTATCCGAGTGCGCGGGTTGGTTATTCCCTCGCCCTCCAAACATCGCCGCCGCTTCCCTCGCCTGCGCCTTGGCCAGTTCCACGGCTTCGGTTGGCAGTGTCACGGCCATCTGCTCGCCCGGGACGCGGAGGGTTGTCTTGCCGCCCATGGGGGTCGCGACGGCGCCGCGCTCGATCAGCCGGGTTGCGGTGTATGCGTCGGTCGCGAGTTGCAGGGCACGTGCGACCTTGGCCGATGGGGTGGCGGTGCGCTGCCAGGCGGGGCGGGGCTGTCTCATTTCCCGATAATCCATCTCAAAACAAAAGACTTGCGGACGCGGGACATTTCGGGGTAGCCCTGCCGGGCTATCCCCCGCGATGTCCCACCGGATGTCCCGGACAATGTCCCGGACATGTCCCGTTCTGTCCCGGAATGTCCCACCCCACTCATACCGCCCAGACCCGCCCGCGATTGCAGGCGACAAGGCCCGCTTGCATCAGTGCGTCGGCGGCCCGGCGGTAGGCTTTGCGCTTGGTGTCTTTGTCCGCCCCGGGCTTGCAGCGCTCGTGGAACCTGTCCCGCCACCAATCCTCGGGGATGCTCGGCAGGCCGCGCGGGACGCCTGGGAAGTCTGGGGCGCCGTTCTCTGCGATGGCGTCATGCAGCACCCGGAGCGCCTGCTGCTGGTCGCCCGATAGGCGCCGCTCGGTGGCCTTCAGGGGATGTGCGCCCTCGTCGCTGCTGCACAGGACCAGGGATGTCGGGGCGTCCTCAGTCGGGTTCGGGTCGCCGTCGGTGCCGAACTTCTTGGCTTCCAGAACGATTGGCTCGCCTTCCTCGGCGTCCTTTTGCTTTTCCACAGTGATGGTCAGCCGGGAACCCTCGCGCTCGACCACCAGCGTGGTGTCAGCGGCGGCGGGGAGGGCTATGGACCCACGGGCGCCGCGGTCCTTGTCCTTGCCCATGTGATGCACCGTCAGCGTCGTGCATTTGAGCTCGTCGCGGATCTCATCCGTGGCGGCTACGGCGCGGCCCATGTCCTGCGCGGAGTTCTCATCGGCGCCGACCATCGACCGGGCGAGGGTGTCATTGACCGCAAGGCGCACCGGCTCGCCCTTGAAGTCGTGTGCGGCTGTGGCGACCAGGCGCCCAATGTGTCCGGGGTCCAGGATGTTTAGCCGGGCGCGCAGCAGGCGGAACGGGGCTTCCTGATCCTCGACGCCATGGACCCGCCGCCACGCCTTGACGCGGCTTGCCATGCCTGCAGCGCCTTCGCCGGCGATGTAGAGGACCGGGCCTTGCTTGACCGGACGCCCCTGCCAGGGGATGCCGTAGGCGACGCACAGAGACAGGTCGAGGGCGAGGAACGACTTGAGGCTGGCATACGGACCAACGAGGAGGGCGAAGGCATCAACCGGGATCAGCTTGTCGATCAGCCATTCCGGGGGCTGTAGGGCTTCGAGATCGTCCAGGCTCAGGGTCGGGAACGGCTCGGGCGTGGTGAGGTGCGGCACTGGGCGGGCCGGCGCCTCGGCGGATTGCGCGGAATGTTCCGCAGCGTTCCGCTGTTCCGCAGGCTCCGGGTCCACTTCTGCCTGCCAATAATCGGGCGGCTCGGCGTATGGCGGCGGCTCGGGCGGGACGATCTCCACGCGGATGGTGTGGCGCACCTCGCGCGGCGGCGCCTGGCGGGGCTTGCGCATTCCGTCTTCGAATGCGCGCTCGGCCTTTTTCTGCACGTCCTGCGGGGTCCACGGCTCGCGCCCGCCTTGGCTTGGCATGGCGAGGGCTGCGCGGATCAGGGAGGACCGGGCATAGGACGGGTCCAGCTCGCCGCCGGCGGACAGGGCGCCCAGCTTCAGCCCCGCCTCGTTGAGCGTGCCCTCCTGTTGGCCGAACGGGGCGTTGCAGACTGCGGCGCATTCGGCATCGAGGGCGCGCATTCCGTAGGGCGTGCCGTGGCTGTCATCTGCGCGGGGGCGGGGCGCCATGGGCTGCGGCGTGGGGGCGGGGGCGGGCTTGAGCAGCTCGAGCAGCCAAGCGGGCATCTCTGCCGGATCGCTGTCATCGGCCACGGCGTATTCAGGCGATCCGGGAACGATAACGAACCCACCGTCACCGCGCACGTCAACGCCCGGGGCTATCTTGCTTTGGCTGTTGCGGATCTTGGCGCCAGCCGGGACGGTGAACAGGAGATGGAGGCCACCGCTTTGCGTCTTGTGGGTGCGCGTCTGCGGCAGGCGGTGGCTATTGGCCTGCAACCACTCGTCACCCTTGGCGCCGTGCTTGATGTCCACGTCCACGGCATAGAGGCCGGTTGTGGCGCCTGTCGGCATCCCGATCAGGACCGCAGCGGGCGAGGCAAACATGCGCCGCACCTGCTCGGGGTCGGTGCTGGCCGCGTATAGGCCGCGCTCGGTCGCGGGGGCTTTGGATGCCAGGCAAGGAAAGACCGGGATGCCGCGCGATGCCAGGATGGCCGCGGCGTCGGCTAGGGCGCTCATGCCGCTTGCTCCACGGCAGCGAGAGCGGCCACCCGCGCGATGCGCTCACCCATCCAGCGCAGCACGGGCACTGCCATGCTGTTGCCAATTGCCTTGTAGCGGGGGCCGTCAGCGGCGGGCTTTCCGCGATAGGGAACGGCGGTCCAGCCATCTGGGAAGCCCTGAAGGCGCTCGCATTCCATGGGGATGAGGCGGCGAACAGATGGACCAGTGATGGCTGCCGTGGAGCAAGCGGCATGAGCGCGTGCTTGGAGGGTGCCCATGAGCTCGGCGCGGCCATTGTGTTCCGCGTCGATGCCGAAGGTTATCGGAACCAGCGGCGTCCCGCGCCCCGTGCCATCCTCGCTGGCGTCGAAGCCGTCGCCGCGCAGGGTGTGGGAGACAAGCAGGCCAGCCTCGGCATCCTGCTGTGTCGCGCTGCCCGCCGCTTTGCCGTTGCCGTAGAGCGTGCCCGTGACGTAGGTCTCAAGCGTGGGGTCCATGCGCTGCCCCTCGCGCGTCGTCACGCAGCGGGCGAGCTGCAAACCTCCATCAAGATCGAAGTCGGTGCCGAGGCCGCCGCCGCCTGAAGGGCGCGCGCTAATTGTGGGGGCAAGGTCTTCCCCCGCTTCTCGGCGCGGCGCAGGATGCCCGCACAGGCTCGCGCGCTCAAAAAGTACCGCGGCGGCACGGCGCCAGTCTCCAAGATATCCGACAACGAACACGCGGCGCCGTCGCTGGGCCACTCCGAAGTGCTGAGCGTCAAGCACTCGATAGGCGAACCCATACCCGAGTTCGCCCAGGCCCCCGAGGAAGGAGCCAAAATCCCTTCCGCTGTTGCTGGACAGGACGCCGGGGACATTCTCCCAAACCACCCAGCGGGGGTTGAGGCGATCAGCCAAGCGGAGAAATTCAAGGGCCAGGTTGCCGCGCTCGTCAGCCATTCCGCCTCGGAGGCCGGCGACGCTGAACGATTGGCAGGGGGTTCCGCCGACAAGAAGGTCAATTGGCCCATAGGTGTCAGCCTCAATGGTGGTGAAGTCGCCATGGATGGGCACGCTGGGGAAGCGATGGCCGAACACGGCGCGCGGGAATGCGGCGGTCTCCGAGGCGAAGACGGAGTGCCAGCCAAGGCTCTGCCAAGCGCACTCAGGGGCGCCGATGCCCGAGCAGACGGAACCGACCCTCATGCCCCCACCACCCGCTGATACAGCCTCGCCGCGTCCTGGCACTGGTCCCATGTCAGGGTGCCCGCCTTGCGCCACGCGATGCCCGCGGCGACGGCCCTCTGCACGGGGTCGAGTTGGTCAAGGTGGTCGGTGACGAGGGCATACGCCTGCTGCCAAGCGCGGTTCTGGACCTCGGGCGGCACGGGGATGATGGTGGCGATGGTCATGCCTTGATGACCCCCGCCGCCACGCAGGCTTCAACCGCCTCGTCTTGGCTGTAGACCACCGCGACACAGACGCCGCGACGGCGCAGATCCGCATGGCACTCAACTTGGTTCGGCGACAGGCGCCCACCCGCGGCCTTGACCTCAAGCAGCACGTGGCGACCATTGGCGGCGCAGTAGAGATCCGGGAAGCCGGGGCGCATTCCCTCCTGCTTAAGCCGCGCGCCGGTAGCAGCGCCGCGCTTGCCGGCGTTGGGAATGTGGCACGTGAACACGCCATGGACGTGGAGGCGGGCGATGATGGCCATTTGCACGGCGCGTTCGCTGGCGACCTTCCCGGGGGGCTTGCGTGGCGCGCGCGGCGGGCGGACCTGGCCGCCGTAGTCGAAGCTGTCGGCAAAGTCGCTCACCGCAGCGCCCCCACGATCCAGGCCATGCCGCACGCGATCAGCGCGAGATGGAACAGCGCCGCGTAGGTCATGCGCCGCGCCCTGCCATGCCATCGGGCTGCGCCTTGTTCTGTGCTTCCCATGCCGCCAGTAGGTCGCGCAGTACGCGCACCGGCATGAGCGTGACTGTGGCGTTGCTGTCTGCCGTGGCGCAGATTTGGCGAAGGTGGGCGATGTCAGCGGGCGTCATGCCGTCACCCCTTCCCCACGCACAAACGCGCGCTCCGCATGGCCCTCGCAGTAGCGGTGATGGGCCGCGTATCGGGGCGCATCGCAGAACCGATGCTCGCCATACGAGGGGCGGATGCCGTGCTGCCACATGGGCCAGCAGCAGGCGCCGAGGACGGGCGCGTCCAGGGTGATGCGCTCCACCGGGGCCTGTTCGACTGCGGCAAACACCTGCCCCGGCACCGGCTTGCGGATGACGGTGGTCTGGCCACGCGCACGGGGTGCTGCCTTGGGCGCCTGTGCTGCACGTGCGCGCGCAACCTCGATCTCAGCCGCACCGCGCAGGGAGCGGGCGGCGCGTGTTGCGCGCTCGACGTAGGGCTTGGCCACAGCAGGGGGCGGGGCGGCGTGCGGAATATCCCACGCGTCGAAATCAGGCTCAACGCTTGCGCTCGACGTGAGGCCGCGCCGCGCCGCCACCCTCGTCAGGCTTGCCTTGCACCCGCACGATGTGGCCCTGCCCGCGGACAAGACAGCGCGGCGAACAACGCGCGCCGCGCCGCAGCCACAAACGGTCGCAAGCAGCCGGTAATTATACGCGTCGTGTCCGGCGTCGCCGGTCACGGTCAACCACCCAAATTTTTGCCCAACATCGACCGGAGCAGCGCCGCCACGCGGCACGTATGGACGGGCCAAGCCGGGGCGTGGCGCGCGGGGCTTCTTGTCTCGCCCCTTGCCTGGGTTGCGGGCGCGATAGTCTGCCATCGCGTCGGGTTTCTGTGTGCGGTAGATGATGCCCGCCACCTGCCCTTTGCTAACACCCAAGGCCGAGGCAATCAGGCTGTAGGCCATGCCCGCCGCGCGCAGGCGCAGCACGGCGGTGCGCAGATCCTCGCCATCAAAAAGCGCGGGCGCCTCGTTGGAAGCGCCCGCGAAGTTTGAGGGAGGGACGCCAATCACACAGGCACGATCCGGGAAGCCCCCGGCGGCATCGCTGCTCATCGCAGCAATCTCGTCAGTCATGGCGCCGAACCCATCGACGGGCGCGCTGGCCGAACCACTCAGCGGCGTGCCAGCATCCGTCACCGACCTTGCCCGCCGTCCAAGCGCAGGCCAGCCACAGACAGGCGATCCCCGCGCACAGCGCCCAGGCCGCGGCTATCCACGCGCGCATGATCCACACCATTCTTTAGTTCCATTTCGAGGGATTGGAGTTCGGCGCGGATCTTCTCGGCACGCTCGCGGCGCACCAGCATGGCCGCCGCTTGGACGGCCAGGAACTCATCGGCGTAGGGGCGCGCGGCTTCCCACAGCAGGGCGCGTAGCCTGCGGTCAGACATGCCCGCGCGCTCGGCAAGGAGGCCCCTGCCCCGCTTCAGGCCGTGCGTCGCCTCATAGGCGCGCGCAACCTCACGGATTTCGTTAGCCGGAAATTCGGCACAGCATACGCTGGCACTCATCGGGGTTGCTCCTGCATGGTTCCTGCATGGACGGCAGCAACACAGGGGGCGGAGACAGGCGGGGAGGACGGGAGGGATGCCCGGCCCTCCCCGCCACACGCGCCGGCCTCGGAGGCGGCGGGGCGCGCGGTCTGGAAAAGCTGGTCGCACTCGGCCACCGCGACCAAGCGCGAGAGGCCGCACGCACGCAGCTTGAGGTAATGGCGCCGAACGTGGTCCGGCATGGCTGCGCGGAAGGAGTTACGGGGGCGCACATGGGCGCGCGGATCACCAGCGGCGCGGGCCGCCTCGATGATGGAGCCGATGCTGCTCTTGCTGACTCCGGTCTGCTGGATGATGTCCGGATAGGCCGCGCCCGCGGCCCAGGCGTTCAGCACCGCGTCGCGGTCGTGGCGGCGCCGCGACGCACTGATGCGCGCCCGCGTCTCGGGGCTGCACACGTAGCCGACCGGGCGACCGGGCCGGGCCATCAGTGCGTGGCCTCGGCCAGCGATGCGCGCTCCAGCACGTCGATGGTAATGGCCCTCGTCGGCTTGGCCTTGGCCGCAGCGCGGGCAATCTTTGGCCAGTGCCGAGATGGGATGCCGCTGTGCCGCCAGTTGCAGACGGCGGTGCGGGAGACGCCGAGCAGGGGCGCCAACACAGGCGGGCCTCCAAGGGCGGAAATGATTGCAGGTGCGTCCATGCCCAGCAGAATGTCAGAATATCTGAAGGATCGCAAGCGTGTTTTCTGACACACGCGTCAGCCCTTCTGAAAAGACAGGCTATTCCGACCTTGGCAGACTTATGGCCATGGCGAAGCTCAACCGAGATGATGTCGCGCGCCGAGTTCGCGCAGTGCGAGATGAGTATGGCGCTACCGCAACTGCGTTCGCTGCGCGGATTGGCGTGGAGCGGACGGCTTTTGCCAATTGGGAGGCGGTCAACCCAAAGAAGCCGAACTTCCCGCCGCCCGCTGGTGTCGCCGCCATGTGCGAAGCCGTACCTGGCCTGACGATGGACTACATCTATATGGGCGACGCGGGAAAACTGCCTCTCACATTAGCGATCAGGCTCCTAGCCAGAGAGAGAGGGATTGACCCTGATCGCCCGGATTTTTCACCGGCTTCCGTTTTACCGGCGTTGATATCTGCGGCTTAGGCACGGTCGAAGCAGGCCACACAAAGTCTTTCACTTGACTGCATCCCTGGGTTGTGCCCCCCCCAACTGTGACGGAAATTTTACTTCAGTCAATGATGTTACGCGCGCGGTTGCAAAATGAATGTCAGATTTTCTGATTGACGGACGTCAGACCGTCTGACAATATCATCCCACCAACAAGGGATGACGCCGATGCCGAACACCGCCACAGCCGGTTACGCCTGGGTTCCCCCGGGCCTCGCCGCAGCCCGCGCCGCCGACGCGCAGGACGCCATTGACGCGCGCCACGCTGCTGCGTCCAGCGCCCTCTACGATCTGTGCATCTGGCTGGCTGAAACCTGGGATGTTGTCGCAGCCGACAGCACCGAGGAAGAGGCCGCCCGCTGCGAGACGGTGCTGGCCGCCGTCGAGGCCGCCCTGCTGCCGTGGAAGGCCGAGGCGCTGGCCCATGTGCGGGAGCTTCGCCGCAAGGACGAGTTCACAGGCCCCGCGACGCTGTTCGGGGAGCGCGTTTGATGGACGCCCCCACCACAGTGCCCGTCGAGATTGTCTCGCGATGGGATAGCACCGAGGTGCTTTTCCGCGCCGAGGTTGACGCCGCGATCCCGCTGTTCGGACGCATCAAGGCGGCGGTGCAGATCGCGGTCAAAGCCCGCGCCGATCTGTCCGGCGCCTATCTGTCCGGCGCCTATCTGTCCGGCGCCTATCTGGCTGGCGCCGATCTGTCCGGCGCCGATCTGTCCGGCGCCGATCTGGCTGGCGCCGATCTGGCTGGCGCCGATCTGTCCGGCGCCTATCTGGTCGGCGCCTATCTGGCTGGCGCCGATCTGTCCGGCGCCGATCTGTCCGGCGCCTATCTGGTCGGCGCCTATCTGGTCGGCGCCTATCTGTCCGGCGCCAATCTGACCGGCGCCAACGGCAAAACGCTCACGCTTACCGCGCGTGGCATTCTCACCGTCAGCAATATCGGAAGCGAGCGTGGCACGCTGCTGGCCTTCGCGACCACTGAGGGCCTTTACGTGCAGCGCGGTTGCTTCGGACCCAGCCCGGCTGCGGAGTTTGTGGCTGCTGTCGCGGCAAAGCATGGCGACAACCAGCACGGGCGCGCTTACCGGGCAGCGGTCGCGATGGCTGAGGCATGGGCGGAGATTGCGCCATGAGTGACCGCGGGATCTACCAGCCATGGCCGCCTGCCCCCCGCAGCATGGTCTGGCGCGCGCTCGTATTCGTGGCGCAGTTCGTGGCCCTGACACTTGGCCTGGCCGGGGTGATCGTCGGGCTGCTCATGGTGACGATGCCATGACCCCCGACGCCATCAGCCGCATGGTCGCGATGCATGGGCGCTACACCACCCGGCATACCGACCTGCTGCGGTCGCACGCAGCCGAGCGCAACCTGAACCGGCGCCAGCAGATCGCAGACGACGCGGACGAATGCTGGGGCAACGCGCAGGCGCTCAAGGCCGCGCTCGTCGCGCTCGGGGCAGACGTGAATTACCCGCCCGAGGGGCAACTGTCGCTGATCGGGCTTGGGTCATGAGCAAGTCAGAGGCTGCCCTGCTGGCGAAGATCAACGATTTTGCCGAGCGGCTGAATTACGGGCCGGGGCCTGCCGACCACTTCACTGCCAGTATGCGGGATGCCGCGGTCGATGTGACCTTGGCTAGCGGCCTGCACCACAAGACTGCGGCCCTCATCCCCGTGATCCTCGCCGCCGAAGCCGCGGAGGAAGTCGCCAAGGGGGTGGTCCGCGACACGCGGGCGCTGCTGCTTGACGTTCTCAATCAGACGACAGGCGTGATCCGCTCCGCGTCGCACCAGGCCGGCGTCGCCAACGGCAAGGCGTCGGTCATCATCACAGACGAGGCCCTTCTTTCGCCCACCATGCTGCGCACAGCCCCGGACAAGGCCGCCATCGAGCGCGCCCTGCGTGCCGGTGGCAGCGTACCGGGCGCGGTCTTGTCGAACGGGGGCGGCCCGCAACTCCGCATCACAACGATCAAAGGAACCACAGCATGAACGCGATCACCAAAGTCCCCGACGACAACCGCATGGTCGAGATCATGCGCGACAGCCTTTACCCCGGCGCCAAGCCCGAGAGCGTCCGCATGGCGCTCGGCTACTGCCAGGCGCGCGGCCTCGACCCTATGCTTAAGCCCGTCCACATCGTGCCCATGTGGGTGAAGGGCGCGACGAAGGGCGAGCGCGGCGAAATGCGCGACGTGGTGATGCCCGGCATTGCGCTTTACCGCATCCAGGCCGCGCGCTCTGGCGTCTACAACGGCAAGAGCGAGCCGGAGTTCGGTCCCGACCAGACCAAGACCTTCGCTGGCACCGACCGGGACGGCAACGAGCGCTCGCGCACCGTGACATTTCCCGCATGGTGCCGGGTGACGGTCAAGCGAGGCGACGCCGAGTTCACCGCCAAAGAATACTGGACGGAGAATTACGCGACAGCCGGGCGTGATAGCGAGGCGCCCAACGAAATGTGGGCCAAGCGCCCCTACGGCCAGATCGCCAAGTGCGCCGAGGCGCAGGCGCTGCGGATGGCGTTCCCCGAATTGACTGGCGGCGAGCCGACTGCCGAGGAAATGGAGGGCAAGACCGAACCCCGCACCGTCCAATCCACCGTGGTCGAGGACGCCCGCCCGGCTGGCGACCTGCGCGCCTATGCCCAGACCCTCACGCAGCCCGCCGAGGCCGCGCGCTGGCCGGTGCTGGCGCCGTCCGGGGATCTGGCCATGGTCGCGCAGGAGACGTGGCCCCGCGCCGTCGAACGCGCGCTCGCCAAGTTGGAAAGCGCCATGGCCGTGCGCCAGTGGCAGACGGCCATGAGCGAACATCTGGACACCATCGCGCTGGCAGACCCCGCCGTGGTCACTGTCGCAGAGGAAGCCATCACGGCGCGGCTGGCGTCGTTCGCGGATGGCGAGCGCGAGCCGGGGATGGAGGGCTGAGCCATGGCAAACAACCTTTACCGCGTCGCGGGGATCGATAATCGCAGCCCCGTTGCAGAACGCCCATTTGGGTACGTGGTCTTGTTGCTGGGTGGGAGTGTGGCTGGCCGCGTCGGCTTCGGCGCCAGCCGCGAAAACCCCGGCCAACTCACCATCTGGCACACGCGAGAGACGCCTAGCGACATAGGCCCCATGGTCGTCGGGCGCGTGCGTAGAGCGCTGGCTGATGCATTCCCCCAACTGGTCGAGGAGGGCTGAGCCATGCAAACCCACCAATCCCCGGCGCGGGTCATGTGCCTGCCGATCCTGGAATGCGACCGATGCGGCGGGGGCGTGGTGGCGACACCGCAGCACGCCCGGCTGGTGTGCCACTGGTGCATCGTGCTGGCCGATGCCAGGCGCGCGGGCAACACCAAGCGCACACATCTGCGGCGCCAGTTCAACGGTGAGGAAATCGCGATGATCCGGGCGGCGCACGCGGGCGTAATCGAGATACGGGCGCTGGTGGCGCAACTGGGGACCAGCAACACGGCGGTCTATCGCGTCATGACCGAGCTTGGTCTGCAGCGGCGCAGGGATGACCACCGAAGGAGGGCGAAGGCATGAGCGACGACACGAAGGTGGCGAGCGCCGAGGACGTGGAGTATGCGATCCGCGCGGAGTTCGCCACAGCCAAAGACCCGATTCAAGGGTCTCGTGACGCCCTCGCCGCCGCCCGCTCCCTGGGCTGCCTGCTGCCCGAGGATGCGGCGGCGCTGGAACGCAAATACGATGCCGCGCGCGACCTTTATATAGTCGAGTGCAGAAGGCGCCTCGCCATCGAAGACGAGCGCGATCAGGCGATTGAGGCAGCGCACGCCGCCACGCTCACGCGCAATCAGGAACGCGACGCCCTGGCCGCGCGGGTCCGGGTGCTGGAGGAGGCGTTGCGAAAGGTCGCAGGCATTGCGAACGAATGCACATGGACGCCGAACACCCGGCTGCTGGCCAATGAACTGGCGGATATCGTTGGCGCCGCCCTCACCCCCGCCGAAGTCACCGCCCTCCGACAGGCTGCGTGGCGCGCGGGGGCGGAGGCGATGAGGGAGGCGGCGGCGGGGGTAGCGGACGGCGCGCTGCCCAAGACACACGATAGCCTCCCCACAGCCTCTCAATACCAGACAGCAACTTACATCTGGACAGCCATCCGCGCCCTCACCCTCCCCACCCCGCCCGCGACGATGGAGGGCGGGACGGGTGAGTGACCTCATCACCCTCGCTGCGGCGGGCGCCAGGCTGGGCAAGTCGGAGCGCACCCTGCGAATGGAGATAGCGCAATGAGCGACCACGCAGCCACCGTCCAGCGCATCGTGGAGACGGGCGACCACCTATCCCCCATGGACCGCGCCATTGTGGGCAATGCCGGGATGCAACTGCGCTTCGAGATCCGCGACCAGATCGACGCGCGGCGCATTGCGGAGATCCTGCGCACATTCGCCAACCGGCTGGAAATCCTGAGCCAACCGAAGAAATACGCGGAGCGCGAAGCCTTGATGCTGATGCGCTTTGAACGAGGCAACGCGCAAGCTCGTCTTGCGTCCAAACCTCGCGCGCGCTAAGAATAAAGGCGCAACCGCAATGGGTTATTCTTCCGTTGCGCGCACTACATGTAGTGGCGCCAGCAATTCTTTCGCGAATATATCTTATGCGGCAATTGGGGGTTGTGAACAACCTTATCCACAAGTGCTTGATAACAAACGCAATCGCTTAGGCTAATTCGTCCACAGGCGCCCCACTCGATAGCGGGCGCCCATATATAGTTTGCGATGAGGCATTCTAGCCTACCCCGGCAAGAAGCGTGCCATAGGTAGGTGCGCCTAAGTGCCCCCTACCGTGTCAAGGTGGGCGGCTGTGGGGGAATACGGTAGCCCAGCCAATGGGTTAGCCGAGGCGCGGCGGGGGATTGTCCAACTGGCGTCCACTCGGCAACCATTAAGGCGGGCTAAGGGTTGCCCGGACCCTGGCTGTAGTAGTGGACCAACTGAAGATCGCCGCCCTGCGCAAATCCCAGCGCATACTTGCGTGCGTGCGCCTCGGCGTCTGGCCCGCTGAATGTCGCAACGGAGACGCCCCCGTCACCGTCTGCGTCAAGCAACTCGACCCGCCACGCTTCTGGCGTGTCGCTGGTTTTGAAAATTTCTGGGATCATGGTGTTTGCTGTGTCCTCTGAGGAAAGTCTCCCCTGGGATTGCACCCCCAGGGGAGAAGCAGTACGCGAATAGCACCGCGAAAAACCTACCACAGCCTACCCCATCGCCTCCAGCGCCATCCCATACAGCGCCCGCACGTCATCAAGCCCGGTCAGCCCGCCATTGACCCGGCGCCGCCATCCGGCCACGTCGCCCGCGTCGGCAAGCTCGTTGCATCCGTTCGCAGCCCACCACCACGCGGCAGACACGGCAGCGCCCTCGCGGGTCCGCACCCACGCGGCGGCATCGTCCACACCGCGCCCGAACGCCTTGGCTAGCGCGGCGTAATTCGACCGGCCCGTAATTTGGATTAGCCCCGCGCCCCGGAACCGCCACCCGTCGCCCGATGCCTCGCCGCCGTTGCCCAGACGCGAGGCATAGACCTTGTTGGCCAGCCGTTCGGGGCTGTGCGCGTAGGCGCCAGCGGTCGCCGCGGTGAACCTCGACGGCCAGACCACCACCAGGCGCCCGGCTGAATAGCTGAGCGCTTCCTCCATCCGCCGCAGCCCGCCGGTCTCATGCACCACCGTGGCGAGGAATGCCGCCGCGCGCCGGGGCGTGTTGATGCCGTATCGGGCCATGGCGGGGGCGATGATGGCCGCCCACACGGGGGGATCGTCGGCTCGGAGGGCGTGCAGCACCTTGGCGATCTGGTATGCGCCGAGGGCTTCGGGCGCGGGCGTCGAGACTATCGGCGGCGCGCGGCGGAACAGCGCGGCAAGGCTGGTCCAGATACCCATGTCACCACCCGCACAGTTGGCGCCCGAGGGTGTTGTGGCTCAACACCTCGCGCGCGGTTTCGTCGGTCAGCACGTCACCCGCCCCGATCAGGATCGGGCGCCACGGGCCGCACGGGGTCGGGGCGGGACCAGTCGCGTTGCAGCCTGCCAACAGGGTCAGCATCCCGAGCAATGGCGCGGTCAATCGCATCGCGTTCATCCCTTGTGTGGAGATCCACGGCCATGGCTTCCGTGCGCGCGTGCTGCGCTGCGTCCGCCCTGCCCTTGAGGTAGAGGCCCAGCGCGCCACCGGCCCATGCCAGCGCGCGCAGGATTGGCCCCAGCAGCGGGGCAAGGAGGGTGGCGAGCGCGGGCATGGTCAGTCGTCCCCCGGGCTGGTTGCCGTGACGTATTCATGAATGAGGCCGACCGTGAGCGCGCTCGACGGCGGCACAGGCTCGGCGGCGTATGTGTTCGCGGTCTCATAGATGATCACCAAGGCAATCGCCCCCTTGGCCAGCACCCGCTCAAGCGCCGCCCGGGCCGTGTCCGCGAAGGCCAGGGACACGCCAAGTTCGCCCGGGGCGACAAGACGGGGGCCGCTCATGCCGACACCAGCGCAGGCGCGTCGCGGAACATATCAGACTGGCGCTGCGCTTCCTCAATGCGGCGGCAGGAAAGGTCGAACGCGCCGGCGTCAATCTCCACGCCCACGAAACGCCGCTTCATCTGCACGGCCGCAACGCCCGTGGTGCCCGCGCCCATGAAGGGATCACAGACGCGCTCCCCGGCGCGGCTGTAGTCATCAACGATGCACTTCATTAGGGCGGTGGGCTTACCGCCCATGCGCGCCTTGTCGTCCCAGCCGGGGCCTGCGATGTAGCCCCCGGGCAGCGTGCCCCACTTGGACAGCGCCGGAGTGCGCGCGCAGACCAACCAATCTGTCCACGAGCAAGGCCCGTCGCCGGTCAGGCGCACAGAACGGCCTCGGTGAAAGTAGGGCAGCGGGGCGAACACGTAGCGCCCCATACCGTCCAGCGCCTTGGAGATGACGGGCGCGAGGGTGTGGTCCGTCATCCACACGATCCAGCCGTCGCACATCTCCGCGAAGGTAAGGGCGAGGCCGTTGCAGTCGGCTGGCGAAAGCCCCGCGTAGCCGAGGCCCGCACGATTGGCGCCATCGCGCCGCGCGATGGCGCCAACGTCATGCCCCGCATGCGTCCGGTCGCTGTAGGGCGGGTCGGTGATGATGTGCGCCACCTTACCGAGCGTGGGCAACACTTCGCGCGCGTCGCCAAGATACAGCGTCGCCAGCCCGATTTTCTCGCCCCTCATGCGCTCACCGCCTTGACCCGCACGCGCGGCTTCGGCGCGTCGAACACTGAAACCGTGTAGGGCCGGTGCAGCTCACCGCCGATGATGGGGAGGACCGCGAAGCCTGGTTGCCAGTTCGGGTCCAGGCCGCGCGTGTATTCGAATTGCGGCCCGTGCGGGTCGCTCAGGGTGCCGGTCTC